CTGGCCGACGCTCTCCCGCGTCTTCTCGATGATCGGTACCGCGCTCGGCGTCCTCTGGAACGCGTACAAGACCTACTGGACCTTCATCTGGAATCTCCTCAAGGATGTCATCGCCTGGATCACCGGGACCCTCTGGCCCGCGATCCAGACGGCGTGGAACAACGTCAAGAACGCGGTTCAGTCTCTCTGGGAGAAGTTCGAGAGCGCGTTCAACCTCATCAAGAATCACGTGCAGACCGTCATCAACACGGTCATCACGATTCTCAAGGGCATCGGGAACGTTGTCTCGACGGTCGTCGGATACTTCGACTCGATCCGGAAGGGCATCGTCGACAAGTTCACCGCCGCCGTCAACTTCGTCAAGGGCATCCCGGGGAAGATCCTCTCCGCTCTCGGCGACGTCGCGACGACCCTCTGGTCCGCCGGATCCGACCTCATCGGCGGTCTTATCGAGGGCATCAAGGCTCGCGCCGGGGAGGTCCTCTCGACCATCGCGTCCTTCATCACGGACAAGATCCCGGGCTGGGTCAAGGACCGTCTCGGGATCTCGTCGCCGTCGAAGGTGATGATGGAGATTGGTAAGTGGATCCCGGAGGGTCTCGCGAAGGGCATCGAGAAGGCGGCGGACAGGGTCGCTGCGGCGGCGCGGAAACTGACGGAGGCGACGACCGCCGAGGCGAGGAAGACGGCGAAGGAAGCACTCGAGGAGGCGCGGAAGGCAGCGGCGGAACTCGCCCGCCGGACAGCGGACACGATCCAAGACTCCGCTATCGCCGGGCTCGACCGGGTCAAGGAGAAGGCGCAGGAGGTCCTCGACTACGTCCGGGGTGTCCGCGACGACATTCGCGCGTTCGGCGGGATCATGGGCGGTCAGTACGACGCGGGCGCGATCGACTCGGCGACGATCGTCGCGCAGATGACGGACCGCCTCCGGGTCGCCGAGACCTTCGCGAAAGTCGTCGCCCAGTTGCAGTCCGGCGGGCTGAACCGGACAAGCCTCGAGGAGATCATCAAGGCGGGTCCGGGGTCGGGTCTCGGGATTGCGCAGGCTCTCGCAGAGGGCGGGCCGACCGCGATCGCGGAGGTCAACCGTCTCGAGGCGCTCCTCGCCGCGACCGGGACGCAGATCGGCAACATCGGGGCGGAGTCGCAGTTCGGGATGGACTCGACTCGCGCGTCCGGGATCGTCGGCACACAGGTACAGGTTCAGCAGGGCGGCATCGTCGTCAACTTCGGCGACGGGGTCACGGCTGCGGACAAGGCGGCGATCTCCGTCGAGGTCGAGAAGGCAGTCACGGCGGGCCTGCGCGAGTTGGCTCGCGAGTTGGAGAGGGCATAGGGCATGGCAGTCTCAACGGTGCGACCTAACGGAACCCCGTCGGGTGGTCCTTCGTTTACGGTGACGGGCGCAGCGACCGCGCACGCCGCTCTCTCCGATAACGCCGACGGCACGTACATCCGGAAGGCGGCGTCCGGTACGGCGTCGATCGTCCTAGGCAACGGGACCGTGTCGATCGGGGCCGCTCAGGTCGTGCGTCAGGTTCGGGTCCGCGCTCGCTGTAAGGGTGGAGACGCGTCGACGAAGGCCAACCTGTATCTCGGCGCGAGGGTCGAGGGGCTCAACTACTTCACGACGGCGGTACCCCTACGCGGCAACGCCGCGATTGGGGAGATCGCGGGACCGTGGCAGGCAGTCGCGCCGGACGGTCAGGCGTGGGACCAAGAGCGTATTGACGAGGTCCGCGCTCAATGGACGGACTACCGGGACAACGCCTCACGCGCCTACTTGTACGAGGTCTACATCGACGTCGATCTCGCGTCGGAACCGACCACCGCCGTTACCGCGCCAACCGGGACGGTCACGACGACGTCCCGGCCCGACGTCTCATGGACGTACACGGACACGGAGAGCGAGGCGCAGACCTACTACCGGATCAAGGTCTACCCCGAGTTGGTTTACACGGCGAGCGGGTTCGACCCCGAGGTCGGCGTCCCGACCTGGGACTCCGGTGTCGTCTCGTCGACGGATACCGCAGCGACCGTCGGCGCTTACCTCCCGAACGGAGAGCATCGGGTCTACGTCAAGACCGCGAAGACGATCAACGGGTCGCCGTTCTGGTCAGGCTGGGCCTACTCCGAGTTCACGGTACAACTGACGCCGCCGCCTCTCCCGTCGATCTCGCTCGAGTACCTGCCTGCGGAGGGTGCCGTCGTCTGCACCGTTACGGGTGGCCCTCCGACCGGGTTCGACTCGCAACTGTTCGACGTCGAGCGGTCCGACGACAACGGCGCTACATGGCTGCCTGTCCGCAACGGCACAGGACTGACGCCGTCGGGGACATACACGGCGGTCGTCAAGGACTACGAGGCTCCGCGCGGCGTCGCCGTTCTCTATCGTGCGCGGACCGTCGGGACGCTTGCGGGTAATCAGGTGGCGTCCGCGTGGGGTGGAGATCGCCCCTGGGAGGTCCTAGCGCGTCAGGCGACGTTCTACGTTGATGCGTCCGTCGCGCCGGGCGGACAGTCTGTGCCCAATCAGGGGACGGGTGGGTCTGCGCTTGACGCGCAGTTAGGGTCGACGACGGGAACTGACTCTAATGATCCGCTGTTCCTCGCGTGGCCCGGGAATAACGGAGGCCACTACGTCTACCTCCCCGGCGTTGGTAGCAACTTCCTGTCGGTTCCCGACGCTGCCGCGCTTGACCTGGCTGGCGATATGGACGTCGTCGTACACGCGGCCCTGGACGACTGGACACGCGACAACGTACTCGTCGCTCGCTGGCAGAGCGCACCTCAAGCGTTCTGGTTTCAGACGACGACGCTCGGGCATCTTCGCCTCTACTTCGCTGTAGGAGCAACAGGATATGACCGCTCCTCCGGCGCGGCGGTAGCGTTCTCCGACGGCAGCCCCGGCTGGGTACGGTTCACGCGATCCGCGACGACCGGGGATATCAAGTTCTACACAAGTACGGACGGCGTTACGTGGTCACAGTTAGGCACGACACAGACGAGTCCGGCAGGCGCGATCGCCGCCAGTACGTCGACGCTGAACGTCGGTGAGTACGGGTTCGAGGGCTTCCCGTTAGGCGGCAAGGTGTACCGGGCGATCTATCGCAACGGTATCGACGGGCCTGCCGTCGTCGATATCGACACATCACTCGTAACCTCCGGCGGGGCGACTTCGTTCACCGCAGTTACGGGTCAGACGGTCACGATCAACCGCCGCACTTCGGGCCGGAAGGCGGTCGCCGTAACGCGGTCGTGTTGGCTGCTAGGTGCAGACGACTACCTTCGCGTAGCAGACAACGCTCTACTCGACTTCGGTGCGGGTGAGGCGATGACCGTCGTCGCCGTGTTGCGCGACTGGAACACGCGCGCAGCCTTCAGCGGAATGGTCAGCAAGTTCACAAGCGTAGGCGCCGGATACATCCTCGGAATCCCAAGCGATACCGCGAGCGCCTACGCGTGGATCAACGACGGCACAAACAATCCGTCGAGGTTGATCACGAACGCGGCGGCGGGAAGCCTGACGACGTACAGCATGACGCGTGGCGGCGGGACGCTCGCGATACGGGTCAACGCCGGGACCCCGGCGACGATCGCCGATACGTCCGGCAACCTCGCGAACACCAGCCCGCTGATAATCGGTGCCCTGTCATCGGCCCCAAGTGGCTACAAGGACATGGAGTTCCACGCTGCCGTGGTGTTCCGTCGCGCCCTTACCGACACGGAGATCGCGACGCTGTCTACCGGGTTCGCGTCCGGGACGAACGCGTACCCGTCGCTGACTGTCCCGAATGACGGGACCTGGTGGTGGAAGGTTCCGACCGTTCCCGCGCTTACCGTGTCCGCCGTTCCCGTTCTCGCGGGCGTCGGCGTCGAGCAGCAGGCTCAGGTCGGGGTGTTCCGTCCTATCGGACGGGACCGCGCCGTCGTAATCGAGGGCGGACGCGGCGGCTGGGACGGCACCTATGAGGTCGCGATCTCGAGCGACGCGGACTGGGCCGCGCTCGAGACACTCCTCGAGGCTCGCGCGACGATCCTCGTGCAGGACCCATTCGGGTATCAGAAGTACGTCCGGCTGGTGAGCCGCAACGTGACACTTCTCGGTACGCCGGACGCTCCGCAGCGACGCGTGTCCGTGTCTTACGTCGAGGTCGACTCGTAATGTTCACGGTGTCGGAGGCGTTCCGGGCTGCGGTCCGGGACTCTCATCGTGCGACGTTCCGCGCCGAGATCTGGCGTGGCGGACAGAAGATCCTCGACGTCTATCCCGTCTCGGGTTCGGTCACCGATGATGTTCGCCGCGCTATCCGCCGAACCGTATCGTGCGAGTTGGTCGCGGAGCGGGAGGTCATTGAGGCTGACGCGTCCTACCTGACCTATGCGGGGCTCTCCGCCGCCGCGTCCGACTACGTCGCGCTAACGGCGGAAGCGACTACATACTCCGGGCTCGCGGTAGTCGTCGGCGTGACCGCGACCGCGACGCCGGATCCCCTCGTACCCGGTACCGGAGCGGGCGACCCGCTCAACCCTTACGGCAACGAGATCCGACTATGGCGCGGCGTCAACGTCGAGTCCGTCCTGCCTTACTCCTACGCGGCGCTATCGGACCTAGCCGCCGACTACGTCGCCCTCGCGGGCGAGTCAATGTCCTACGGTGGCTTGACGCGAGACGGTACGCGGACCACGGTCGACGAGGAGATCCCGCTCGGCGTGTTCGTGCTTACGGAGTTCGAGGCGACCGACGACGGCACAGAGATCCGGCTACGGATCCAGGGGGAGGATCGCTCTCGCCGGATCGCGCGGAACCGCTGGACGGAACCGTATCGGATCGCGTCCGGGACTACTGCTGCCGCCGCGATCGAGGCGCTGCTCGAGGATCGCTGGGATGACGTTGAGGTAGTCGTCTCGACGACGTCGACGGAGACGGTCGGGCAGGTAGTTCTCGGGCAAGAGACCGACAACGATCCCTGGAAGGACGCGCAGAAGATCGCTCAGGCAGCCGGGCTCGAGGTCTACTTCGACGCGAATGGGCGAGCGGTTATCGCGGACGTCGAATCCGCCGAAGGCGCAACTCCGGACTTCATGTTTGCGGTCGGGCTCGACGGAGTCCTCTTGTCTTTGCGCCGCTCCGCGAACGCCAACACGACATTCAACGGCGTCATCGTCACGGGCGAGGGCACGTACACAGATATCCCGGTCCGTGCGGAAGTCTGGGACGAGGACCCGACCTCGCCCACCTACCGTTACGGCCCGTTCGGGGAGGTCCCTCAGTTCTACTCCTCGAGCCTGGTCGCGACGGCGTCCGGCGCTCAGGCTGCCGCCGAGTCGATCCTCCGGAAGTCGACCGGGCTCGCGGAAGCGATCGAGTGGACGTTCCTTGCGGACCCGTCCGTGCAAGCCGGGGACGTCGCCCTCGTCGTCGACGAGTCGGCTCGGGTGAATCGGGTCATGGTCATAGACGCGGTCACGATCCCGCTCGACGTCTCCGGATCTATGTCCGCAGTTGGCCGGACAGTATCGGAGGAGGCGGCGTGAACCTTACCGACAGGCCACGCGTAATCGCGAATCTGCGCCCGGATACGCCGGGAGCGCGGATCCGGTTCGGGGCGGTCGTCTCCGTCGAGAACAACTGGACCGCCACCGTGACGATTGCCGGGTCGACGACGTCGATACCCGGCGTGAAGTACGCCGCCTCCGTGACTCCTCTCCCGGGCGCCGGGTGCGTTCTCGCGTCGGACGGCTCCGACCTGTTCATCCTCGCGGTAATCGCCGCCGACGACCGGACTCTCGCGCCCCGCGCGCACCGGGACGCGGACCTGACAGTCGTCACCGCGACCGATACCGCCGTCGCCTGGTCCGCCGCGAACTCGGACGCCTGGGGCTGCTGGTCCGGCACTAACGCGACCCGGCTCACGGCGAAGGTTCGGGGCCGGTATCAGGCGACGGGCTGGGCACAGTTCGCGATCAACGCGACCGGGATCCGGTCCGTCTGGATCGTCAAGGGCGGGACGGACGTCATAGCCCGGGTGCAGGGCGACGCGTCATCGGCTGGTCCGACCCACCTGACGGTACAGACTCCCGCGTTCGACCTCGAGATCGGGGAGTACGTCGAGATGTACGTCCGGCAGACCTCCGGTGGAGACCTCGCCCTAACCCGGAGCGGGAGCCTCGTCCCTGCCCTCTCCCTGACCTACCTCGGCCCGTGACTTAGAGAGGAACATTGACTCATGCCCACGACTAGCACGAACAGTCTCCCGTATCCGTCGGACTCGGACGCGGTCGATATCCCGGGCGATATGCAGGCGCTCGCGGAGGCTACCGCGACGGCGCTCGACCTCCGGGCGACCTCTTCGTCCGTCAATCTCAAAGCGAACAGCGCCAGCCCGACGTTCACCGGGGTCGCTTCGTTCCCGGACGGATCCGCCGCCGCGCCTTCAATCACGAATACGGGCGACACCAACACGGGGCTCCTCTTCCCCGCCGAGGACACGGTCGCGATCTCGCTCGGCGGTACGGAACGCTTCCGCATCAACTCGGCAGGTCTGATCTCCGGATCCGGGACTTCACTTGGGGCGTGGACGTCATGGACGCCGACGATCTCCGGCACCGGGTGGGCTCTCGGCAACGGCAGCATCCTCGCCCGTTACCGCAGGATCGGTTCTGACGTCGCCTTCCAGATCTATGTCGTCTGGGGTTCAACGTCGACGTACGGCTCGAGCGGCAACACCGCGAACGGGCTGCGGCTGAATCTGCCCCCGGTTACGGCGGCTGGGCTGGTCCACTTGCAGACGGGCTACGCGGCTGACGTCTCCCTCGGCGTCAGTTACACGCTGGTCGGGGCTGCGGATACCTCGTCTGTCTACATCGTGTACGCGCTCGCTGGTTCGAGCGGGAACCTGTCCGCCGTCTATTCCACGGTCCCGTTCTCGTGGGCGTCAGGCGACTACATCTACATCGAGGGAACTTACGAGGGGACGACAGCATGACCTGGGACTACTCCTCACCGATAGATACGGTGCCGCCGCAGTCCCTTCCCGATGAGTGGGTGTGGGAGCGGCTGCGCCTACGCCGTAACGCGCTCCTGGCGGAGACCGACTTCCGCATGGTGTCGGACGCGCCGTGGGATACCGAAGTATGGGCCGTGTATCGGCAGGCGCTTCGGGACTTGCCGGACGCGACTAACGATCCGCGTCAGGCCGTGTGGCCTACGCCGCCCGAGGCGTGATCTCGTGGGCACGCTGCGGTCGACGCAGATCGTCGACGACGACTCGAGCGACGACGTCGACGCTCGACCCCGAGC